GGTCCCGCGCGGGAAAACTATGACAAAAAAGTAGTCAAGGCGGTTGATGTAGAAAACTTTAAAAAAATCTTTTTACTAAAGAAAAAAGCGCCATACTCAGACTACATAAGGAATAAAATTATTCATAACAGAATTAAGCAAGATCAAGGCGCAAGGCATTTTGTTCGGTTGCGGTAGAGAGTATTATAATCTATATGACAAGCTACCCGAAAACTCAGAATATCTTGGTTTCAGAACGCCAAAAGAATTAAAAGAGGAATACAAAAAAGGAATGTTCGCTGTTGATCTAACAGGGCAATCAAAAAAGTATTACGGACACTACAACAGAAGCACGATTGAACCAATGTTTTATAAATGCGTTGTAGTAGCAAATGAAAAAATAATTTATCCATATAGTCACATACCAAGAGAAGTAGTTTTAGCAGTAAATAAGCATAATCTCGTAGAAAAAGTTAATGAATTGATAAACGATCAAGAGAAGTGGAGGCAATTATCTGAGAGGGCTTTCAAATGGGCAATAGAGTATTACGATAACGAAAAAGTTTTGAAACAAATAACAAGCTAATATAATCTAAATAAAAAATGTTATTACAGACAAAAACAATTACAGAGAAATACACGAAAAGATTTTTAAATGAATTAGCAGATGAATTAGAAAAACTTTATCCGAAAGGCAAAACCAAATGCCGTTCAGAAGCACTTGTATTTAATGCCTATGCGAATATAATTTTTAGAAATCTGATAGTGAAATTTGGAAACGAAATTATTTGTAATAAAAAACTATGAAATGGACGCCTGAATACAAAAGAGAAGTAAAAGAAAAAATAAGGTCAATTTTGGTTAGGAAACCAAATGCGAGCAAGTATGAGTTATCAAAAATACTCAAGATTGATCATATGACCGCGCTAAAACTCAAGAAAAAGGTTCACGAAGAAAACACGAAACGGATAGAAAAGCAAAGAGTAAATAAAGAAGTAGGAAAAATAGAAGTAGAATATAACGCGCTGGCCTTAGAATGTTGGCAGGTTATTACCAACGATATAAGGAAAATAAAGGTTAAGAAAAAAGACGAGGCAGGGCAGGTTATAGAGTTAGATGAGGAGGTATTTATTGACACGCGGACAAAATTGGTTGCAGTAAAAACTTTAGTTGACTTAAAGAAAAGATTGTTTGATATTAAATTTGACGCTGGAATATTTAGAAGAAAACTGGGCGAGTTAGCACTTCATAAAAAATTATCAGACGAGGAGGAAGCGTTAATAAGAGATGCGATAAACTTAGATTATGGAAAACCAACAATCCAATCAGATCAAAAACAAACAACGGGAGGCTAAACCAACGCAAGCAATAATATTACAGAAAATCAAGGATAGCGCCGACTTTAGAATAAGACTCGCAAGAAAAAGTTTAATGTGGTTTGCGAAGATATATTTTAATCAGTATTTATTTTACCCGACCGCTCCGTTTCAAAGAGAAATGTATCAGATATTAGAGGGTGGCAAAAAGTTTAGCGAGATTATAGCTTTTAGAGGAAGTGCCAAGACAACAATTTCAATGTTGTTTTATCCAATTTGGGCGATAATAACTGGCAGGGCTCACTTTATTATATTAATCTCTGATACCTATGGACAGATCAAAGAACATATTTATAACATTAAATCCGAACTGGAAAGCAACCAAAGATTAATAGAAGATTTTGGGCAATTTGAAGTTCAAGAAGAAACTCAAAAAAAAGACGAGTGGCAAAAAGGATCATTGATAATACCGAAATACAATGTGAAAGTTATCGGGAAATCCACAGGACAAAAAGTTAGAGGAACGAGATTTAAACAATGGCGACCAGATCTAATAATTATTGATGACATTGAGGACTTAGAAATGGTAAGAACTAAAGAGCAACGGGATAAAACTCACAGGTGGCTTACTGGTAATGTAATCCCTGCGGGCGAAAAAGATAAAACAAAATATATTCTTATAGGAAATTTACTGCACTCGGACTCAATAATGAACAGAATAAAAAAAGAGATTGAAAGCAAAGAGCGCAATGGAAAGGTAGTGGAGTTTCCCTTACTTGATGAAAGTGGTAAAATAACTTGGACAGGAAAATACCCAGATATGAAAGCCATAGAAGTTGAGAAAAAGCAAGTTGGTGGAAAAAGCTCAATCGGAATGAGAGCGTGGCAAAGAGAATACCTTTTGAAGTTAATACCAGAGGAAGGACAAGTTGTCAAAGATGATTGGATTCAATATTACGACAAGTTTCCTGAAACAAAATTGCTTGCAAGTGGAACGGGAGTTGACTTAGCCATAAGCAAAAAGGATACGGCAGATTATACGGCTATGGTATCGGGCAGATTATTCCCCGCAGGAGGCGAAAAAATACCGAAAGTTTATCTTATGCCTAATCCAGTTAACGCGCATTTAAGCGGATTTGAAACAACAAGAAAAGGAAAAGAAATTAGCTTGGCGCTCGGCGGTGGAACGCTAACTCCATTATGGGTTGAAGATGTTGCTTATCAACGAATGCAAGTTGAGGCAATGGAAAGGGCTGGACTACCAGTAACGGGAGTAAAGGTTGGCGCGGATAAATGCGCAAGGTTGACAAGCGTGGCCTCTTACATACAAAATGGAACTGTGCTATTTCCTAAAAGAGGTTGTGAGGATTTAATTTTACAGCTTACAGGATTTGGAGTAGAAGCTCACGATGATCTTTCAGACGCATTTGTCTATGCCGTACAAGGACTTTTAAGCGATTATGCCAAGAAAACTACCTTTGAGTGGTTATGAGTTATCCACCTAACCCTTGACGGGCATAAAACTATTTGATAAAATATAACAAAATCTGTAAAAATCTAAGTATGAGAAATTGAAGAAAAACATATTTTCAAAAGTAGCAGGTTTATTCAAAACTAAAAGTTATTATTTGGTTGGCAATACCTTAGGGCGTGGCGACAATTTAAGCCGACCAACAAACAAAGATTATTTAGACTCCTATACGGTGTCTTTTTTAGTATATGCTTGCGTTAGGAAGATCGCCGAAAAAGTTGCTAATACAAAGTTTAAACTATACAAGGTTAAAGGAGTTGCGGGAAAAGAGAAAATAGATGAAATAAAAAATCATCCGTTGCTTGACTTATTGGCGCAAGTTAATCCCTTTACAACGAAGTTTGAAATGTTGGATATGTCGCAAACATACCAAGAACTTTTAGGCAATACTTATTGGTATAAGGCAAGAGGCGAAACAACGGGCAAGGTTAAGGAGTTATGGCAGTTGCGACCTGATTGGGTAACCGTTGTTGAAGATGAAACAGATTTTATAAAAGAATATAAATACAGAATACCGAATGGCGCAGTAAAGATATTCAGACCACAAGATATTATTCACATTAAACAACCTAATCCGAAAAGTGCATTTTACGGACAGCCAACAGTAAAAGCTGCGATGGATGTTATAAGAACTTCTATCTTTGCTACACGCTGGAATATGAATTTTTTTAATAATTCGGCAATACCCGAAGCGCTGTTAGTTACGAAATCAAAAATGGATGATGACGAAAAAAAAGAATTAAGAAAAAAATGGACAGCTCAATATGGGGGATACAAGAACGCGCATAAACTGGGCATTTTAACAGGTGAAGCGGTAACTTATCAACAGCTTACGACATCAATGCGAGATATGGAGTTTACGAAGCTAACCGAAACTACCACTCAACAGATTTTAACAGCGTTTGGAGTGCCTAAGGCAATTCTGGGAATACAAGGAATGAACCGTGCAGAAGCCGATGCACAGATTTACGCATTTTTAAGCGAAACCATTGAGCCAAAAGTTAGAAGATTAGTTGAGAAGTTAAACGAATATCTTGTTCCTGAATTTGGCGATGACTTATATTTAGATTTTGACGATCCCACGCCTGAAAACCGAAAAGTAATAGTAGAAGAATACGCCTCGGCGCTAACTAATAAATGGATGCTAATAAATGAAGTTAGAGATAAAGAGGGTTTGCTTCCGATTGACGGTGGTTGGGATTTTTACTTACCGATGACAAGTGTTCCAGCTGGCGGATCATCAGGGAAAACAAAAAGTGTGACAACAAGTATGGTCAAAGTTGGAACGCTAAATGAAAAGAAATACAGGGAACGAAAAGAAAAAGAAGTGCAAGAAAAACTAAGGGATAGAGTTTTAACTGGAAAGACAAAATTAAAAGCTAAAATGAAAATCAAAGAAGACGTGATTAAGTTTTTCTTAGATAGGAAAGCAAAGACAAAGGTATTTGATGAAAAAGGAAAAGAATTATATGCAAAAGAACATATCAAAAGATTGGACTCTGACGAAAAATTATTTAAACTGTTTGTGATAACCTTGTTTAGAAACCAAGAGGAAAAAATACAAGATGCATTAACCAGCCAATACACAGGAAAGGCAAATGAATATGAAGATTTAATTGATTGGACTATTGAGATTGAAACATTTAAAGAAGTTTCAAAACCCGTTTATGTTGATATGTATATGCGTAGAGGCAAGCAAGCAATTTCGCTTGTCGGGCTTGATGAATTTGATATGACAAAACGAGTGCAAGCCCTTATAAATAAAAAAACAATAAGATTTGCTAAAGAAATAAACGAAACAACGAAAAAGCAATTAAGAAAAACATTAAAAACTGGCATTGGTGAGGGTGAGGGCATAGGAGATCTTTCAAAAAGAATAAAAAAACTATTCAAGAGTAGAACTTCCTATGAAGCAACAAGAATTGCAAGAACCGAAACGCTATCAGTTGCGGGATCGGCAGACCTTGAAGCATACAAACAAAGCGGAGTAATTGAAAAAAAAGAATGGCTGGCCGTAATGGATGGAGTAACCAGACCTAGCCACGCTGCTACAAATGGCGAAGTAAAATTGCTTAATCAATCATTTTCAAACGGGCTTATGTACCCTGGTGATATGAACGCGCCAGTTGAAGAAATAGTAAATTGCAGGTGTGCGCTATTGCCAAAACCCGAATAAAATTTATTCATTAATTAATCTAAGTAAAATTATGTTGAAGACACATTACATAAGCGCAGAAGTAAAGACAGCCAAAGACGATGAGGACTCAGGAGTATTTGAAGTTATTGCTTCATCGGGAAAAGTTGATAGGTTAGGCGATACGATCAGCCCTGACGGCTGGTATTTAAATAACTATAAGAAAAATCCAATAATGTTATGGTCACACGACAGAAGTAATCCGCCGATTGCGAAAGCCACGAAAACTTGGGTTGAAGATAAAAAACTAAAACTAAAGGGTGTATTTGCAAAGACTCCTTTTGCACAAGAACTCAAACAGCTTGTTCAGGACTCATTTTTAAATGCAGTTAGCGTTGGCTTTATGCCTCTTAAAGAAGATGCCAAAAAAGGTAAGATAAAAATTGAAGGTAAGATGTGGAGGCGCTGGACAGAAAAGGAGATGAAAAAGGGCTTATATGACAGCGACTACGGTGTTAAATTTACAAAGCAAGAATTACTTGAGGTTTCTTGGGTAAGTGTACCTGCGCTACCCTCGGCGCTTGTAACGGCAAGGAAAATGAACCTTGCGTTACTCACAAAAGCGCTGGAAGAAACAAAAAAAGAAGTTAAGGATAAACCGAAAACAAAGAAAAAGAATAAATCAGTAGTGACCATAAGACTATCCTCTGCATTGAAGAAAAGATTTGAAGACCTTGAGAAAACATTAAAAAATATAAATAAAAAACTGGAGCAAACTATTAGTAATGAGTCAGCGGACAAAAAATCCCTGAAACCTACTACTCCAGTATGGTCGGCAAAAACGCAAAAAAGCAAGGAGGAAAGATTACTTATCCTTGCTGATAAAGCGATTGAAATTGTAAGACGAAGATTAAAAGAAACAACAAAACAATGAAGATTAAGAAAAAGAAATCAACTAAAGAAAATTCAACCTACAAGGATCTTGAAAAAATCCTTGACAAGAAATTAGGCGATCTTACCGAAGAAATCAAAAGAGAAAAGACAAGCAATAAAAGTGAAACACTTGAAAGATCACTAATGCAAACTGATAGCATTTTGAGAAGTAAGAAACCTTTTATAGAACTTTCCACGAAAATGGAAGCGTTCGTAAAAGATATGAAAGTTTTAGCTCGCGGAGGAATGCCACAATCATTACTAAAAGCTAACGATAAGGCTCTTGGTGAAGATGATGACACCGCTGGCGGATTTTTAGTACCAGAGGAATTTAATTCAGAAGTTATCAGATATGCGACTGAAAGTGCTATTGTTAGACCACGCGCAAGAGTATTTCCTATGGCGCGGGATATTCTAACCTTACCTACCCTTGATCAAAGCTCAGATAAGTTTGGCGGAGTTGACTTGCATTGGATTGGCGAAAGTGTTTTGAAAGTAGAGAGCCAACCTAAATTCGGCAAGATCGTTCTTAACG